TTAATGCCCTGTCGATCCAAATCCACCAGTTCGAACGCCGTCTGCCGCATCTCCATCTGCAATTAAGAAAGGAGCAAAAACAGCCTGGACCACACGTTCCCCTACTTCAAGAACAACCTCTTGGTCTGTGATATTCTTCATCTGAGCAAAAATATGCCCTTCATTCCCTGGATTACCATAATAATCCCCATCAATGACACCAACCGAGTTAATCAAGACCAAGCCCTTCTTACGAGGATTTGAAGAGCGATCATAGAGGTAGAGAACCTCAGTCGGCTGCATATAAGCCTTAACCCCTGTCGGAACTAACACAATCTCTCCTGGAGCGATAACTGTGCGCACAGCTACCTTTAAGTCGTAACCAGCCGCATGCGCTGTCTCACGCTTTGGCAATAAATTTTCATCTGTAAAAGTCGAAACCAATTCAAAACCACGAATTTTCATAATTTTCTCTTTTCTATTATCATTTATTCTAGATTATTCTATCTTATTTATTCGGAAAAAGCACGAAAAAAAGAGCACACAATTCAAATCGCTTAGGGCTGCTGGATTCCTCCCCTGACCCGCTTCACGCAGAACTGTTGCTCCACTGTTTATTATATCACATTCCTATTCATTTTAAAAGAAAAATTATTTTTTCCGTCGATTTCGGAAAAAGTCCTGTATAATAGCTGCACATTCATCTTCCAAAATTCCCGTTTCAACCTCCACACGATGATTGAGACGCTCATCTGTCAAGATATCGTACAAACTACCAGCAGCGCCAAATTTCTGGTTTTTAGCCCCGTAGACCACGTTTGGAATACGGGCAAGCCCAATCGCCCCACTACACATGACACAAGGCTCAATGGTCACAAAAAGCGTGCAATCCAGCAAGCGCCAGCTCTCCTCACTCAGGTTCGCATTCTCTATAGCCATAATCTCTGCATGCATGATAGCCCGCTGCAACTCTTCACGAGCATTGTGCCCACGACCAATGATTTCCCCATCTTTGACAATCACACAACCAATTGGAATTTCATCGTGTTCAAGAGCAATCTCAGCCTCTCTCAAAGCCTCCCTCATAAAGGCTTCTTTTTCTTCAACTGTATAATTCATCAATTTCCCTTTTCCTACTTGTCAGTTTTATTATTATATCATGATTCCCGAGACAAAAAAAGCCACCGAATGCGGTGACTTTATAGGGAGATTATTATGAAAAAGGTAAAATAAAATCTTATTAAATCAACACTCTTGGAGGGTGTCCCCTCCAACTCCCCGACCTCTGGACAAGGTCTTTTTTTTGAAAAAAGTTAAAAAACTTCATCAAAACTATTGACATTATACAACTTTAGTTGTATAATGGATACATAAGGTTAAGGAGGAAACCTTAGACAAGGAAACTAGTAGAAAGGAAAACAAAATGTTTAAGTTCAAAAAGAAGCCACTCAAAGTAAAAACAAATAAGCTCGTAGTCAAAATAAACTTATTTATAATCAGCTTTGAATGGCACCTAGAAATTGGATAGTGAGAAATCACTATCCACCCCTTCGGGGGTGTACTTAAATTATAGCAGGAAAAACAATGAAAGTAAATCTTAAAATTAGAAAAACCACCAAGCGTGAAAAAGTTGAATTTATTATTGGACTTCTTCTACTCCTATTTGCAGTTTGGTATTTTACGAGGTAATATATGTCAGTAGATATTAAAGCTATCCGCTGGCTTTTAGACAACGCCACAGCCTATGCTATCAGCAAAAACTGTGGCGTATCTATTCAGGCAGTAGATAAGTATAAAAACGGTGTATCAGATATTATGAACATGCGTTTAAAACACGCTATCAGCATGACTTCTTACGCCCATACACTACAAGAAAAACAGTGAGTACCATCACTGTTTTTTCTATTTTGAGCAAACAAAAAACCGCAAGCCTAAGCCTGCGGTAGATACACATTTTAGAAAAGTTTTCCTTTCGTTTTATTTTTTAAAATTATTTAGTAGTGATCAAGCCATCTGGCTCAATTTTAAAGCTTTCTTTATCAGCCAATCGGCCATCTTCAAGCATGAGGTAGTAGCCTCCGTTGTAAGGTACGAAGGTATTCGATACCATATCGCCATTTTGAGAAGCCAGGTAATACCACTTCTCGTAGTATTTAACCCAGCCAGTCTGCATAGCACCGTCACGATTGAAATAGTACCATTTGCCATTAATCTTCTTCCATCCGCTATTGGCCATGTATCCATCTTTGTCGAACCAATACCAATAGCCGTCTGTATGATGTAGCCATTGATTCGCATACATATAGCCGTTATCGTTGAAATAGAACCAGTTTCCATCTACTGCTTCAAATTTAGATGTTGGATATGAACCGTCTTTGCGACGCCACCACCAGCCAGTGTCATCATGCTTCCAGCCTGATTCATCCTCTTCAGGCGGCACAATATATCCCACAATCGAATCAACAGAGCGCTCATTGTAACGACAAGGCCCACCGACTTCCAAGAAATCAGCGTTCCCGTCAATATTTTGCTCAATCGTCTTGATTGTAGAACCGTCAGAGTCCTCGTAGACAAGACCAGTATGGCCATAATTCACTCCATCTCCTGCCACGAAGTTCTTAACGAAGAACCAACCAGCCTTAGGATATTGAGCACCATATACGACTTGCAAGCCTGCTGATTCTGCAGACCGTAGCAAGTCAATAGCGTTCCCCCATAGACGAGTACCGAAATACTCGTAGATTCCGTAGCACGTCACATCAGCACATTGATAGCCGTACCTCTTATCATAGTCAACCCCAGTCCCAGCATCAGCGTGAGCAATGAGGTCGTTAATCATATCTTGTTTCTTAGACATTTTCTTTGTCTCCTTTCCAAGCGTCGTTCATCTGCTTCACGGCTGACTCGACAAATGTATCGAGGTCACGATCAGTCATGCTGATGTTATATTTGGTCAGCTCTGCACGGACTTTATCACGAGCTTGCTCCAGCTTTTCATCACCTTTGTAGCCAGTTTCAGCTGCTACCTGCTCTACTGCGTGTACTGCATTTTTAGCTAGAATTTCAGCAATTTTCACCGCTTTTTCTCCACCTTTGCGTAAAAGGTAGTCTTTTACTGCTTTGATGATATTGCCTACTGCTACAGCTAAAAACCCTGTAGCAAAAGCGATAATCAATTCATTAAATTGTGTCATATGTTTTTCCTTTCTATTATGGCAATGTTGCTGGCCATGGCTCGTCAGTTATATACGAGATGGCACTTACGCGAATGTCGCCGATATCACGGTCAGTTGGCACTGGGTTTAAGAATTGGAATCTTAAATGATTTTGGTCTGCATTCCCTCCCAAGTACCAAGACCCGTAAATAATTCCATTGTCATTGTATATATTCCCGATCAATGAATACGAACTTCTAAACCCGACAGGGATTGTATTATAATCCATTATCATGCAATTTCTTTCTCTATCAGAAACTTGTACAATATATCCTTGACCATCTCGTCTTACAATTCCAAACCAGCCCCATTGAAGTCCTCCAAATTGATAAGTCACTAGGTTATTAACCCGTCTTATTTTTACGAATGAGTTCCCTAATTTTGAAGTGATGTTCAACGTTTTCCAACCAGTATCACCAATCAGCACACGCCATCCAGTATTGCCATTTCCGCTCTCTTTAATCCATTTCAGAGCGCCATTCGTGGCATTGACATCTACATAGGTCGTGCCGATTTCAGCAACTATACGTCCTTCTGGCGAGCCTGCGCCACGGATTTCATGCCCTACATTGTCTGGTATCGGCAGAGTGACATTATTACCCCCAGCGATACCGAGGGTATTTCCTGTCAAAGTCAGCCTTGGTTCAGGCTTTTGGTTCAGCGCCTTGATATCCTTACCGACGACATAAGCTAATTCGTCAAAATTATTAGAATATTGATGAGCCATACAATCACGCTTTCGCAGCGTTATAGGTTGCGACCAAATCAAGGTTTGCAAATTCGTCGATACGACGGCCAAGGTCGGCAAGTTTCTGCACAACTGCGCCTTCAGTGCTACCGCTCAGTTTAGCGATTTCCTCAGCAAGCTCTTTAAGCGTGTTGAGATTTTCAGGCACTCCATCACCTAGAAGGTCATTCTTAACTGCGGTTTTAGCCTGCTCGATAGCCTGCATTAACGTATCGTTGTCAATCTTTGTACTGATTAAGTGCAACATTAACTTGTTATCTTCTCCCAAAGTGCGGGCAAATTCTGTTAATTTTGTTGTGTCCATTTGTTTAAACCTTTCCTAAATTGTAATAAAAAAGCAGGTCTGGAATTTCCTGACATGCTCCACCTTCGCTTGCAGAAAGACCTGCAAGTTGTTTTTTTACTTCTTCTGCGATATCCAACTCCTTAAGAGAATGAATTTCTTCTGTGACCAGATTCTTATCCGATTTGGTAATTCGAATTTGAGTCGAGTCGTCGCTTGGGAATGTATATCCCCCCGCTGATACCTCGATTTGATATAATCCAGCAGGTAAAATCATACCTAGATTAAAAGTAACTGCACCATTTGTCACGACTGCCGTTTTGCGTAATTGCTCCTTGCCTCTCGTCAACGTGATAGATGCCTCTTGTCCTTCAAGCTGTGAAATCGGATCATGATTTTCGTCGAGCAAAGAAAAGGCAAATGTGGAAGCCACATCGCCTTGCTTGACTAAAAATCCACCGTCAACTTGTTTGAGATTCGTTGAATTACGAACATAAGCCATTCTTTGCTCCTTTCTCAGGTTTTACTCTGAATCAACGTTTTCAACTCTCTCATATCTTCACCTAACGACTTAACTTGTTCCGCAAGTACCAAGATAGCCTTGTCCTGTTCGTCATGATTATCTAATCGTTTATTGGCAGACATCTTAAATTCGTGCAGATTCTCGATGTCTTTCTCTAAAACCGTGAGACGATTCTCTTGCTTGGTAGCTCGGTCTTTCATTGAGAAATAAAGTCCGACAACAGGAATGAGAGAGAGGAAAATTTGGACAATTAAACGTTCAAATTCTGCCATAAGCGCCTCTATCCTTTAGGCTCGTACTTCCATGCTGCACCTGTTCCGTCCATTTCAAGACGACCGTTACGGGCAAAGTCGCTGACAGGTTCACCGTTGTAAGTAAATTCCTTGTTCAACTGAATCAAGATACGCTTACCTTCGCCATCCACCTCAACGTGTGCTGGGTCTTCAATGGTAATCAAGTCATGTGCCAAGTAATGTTTCCCAACCTCAGCCAGTGGAATCAACTCTACCAATTCCTTGTAGATAGTTCCATAAGCGATTGTCTTGCCTGCTACGGCATTTAAAACGATCGCATGGGTGATTTTACCATAGCGGTCTGTCTCTGCCTGATTGTGCTTAACAGCTTGGTCTGTAGCCGTTTGTTTGGCTTCTGTCTGAGCCAGCTTCTGTTCAGCTTCTTGCAGTTTAGCCTGCGCTTGCACGATGGCGCTTGTTGGGTCAAGCTCTGTGCGGATATGATCCAGCACTGCTTGAACCAAAGTCGCTTCATTATCCTGCGTATGGTCACCGTGCAATTCTACTTGCTCGTAAGAATAGCGTCCGTTGTTTTCCATCTTGATCGCGACAACTGTCACATTTTCTGTACCTTTAAGATATGGTTTAATTGCTACTTCGTAATTCATTAGTTAGTTCCTTTCATTTTAGCTTGTGTTTCTTCAAATAACTCTTTTAGAGCTGGGTCATATTCTAGAACCTCTTTCATCGTGTGCAATTCGCTTGCTACATACAAATAAAGAGCCTCGTTCTTAGCTGATTCTTGCTCGCTAACTGCTAGTTTTTTAGTCAGTGAATCAAGTGTTAACTGATTTACTACTGCGTCCATGTTGTTATTCATGCTATTGTTTTCTCCATTTTTTCTATTTTTTGATTTAACTCTTGAATGGCTTTGATTAGGTAAGGTACCAGTGCAAATGTGTTATATGTGTAAACTCCATCTGGGGCCTCTCGAAAAGCGTCTGGAGCGTACTTCTGCACATCTTGAGCCATGATACCGCATGAGATATCCTCTACCTCATTATTAAATTCTTTTCGGTAACTATACGTTTTCAAACGATTAATAATATCAATCCCTGAAACACTACTCTCTTGAATGTTTGATTTCAGTCTGCGGTCAGAAGTATCGTTCGAAACTAGGAAATAATCTCTGCCACCATCGGTTTTTTCCAGATAAAAATAATATGTACTGCTTCTTCCAATCTTCTTGTATTGACTAGAATAGACCCACGCACCACCATCATAAATGATGTTACCTTCTACTTTCAGGTCGCTGTGAATAATTGGTGTTCTCCAAAATTCAGCGGTATTCTTACAATACATCTTGCCATTATTTTTAACGAACCATGCATAGTATCCAGGTTCGTTCCAATCGTATCCCCAGTTAACCCAGAGAGCTGATGCGTTATCGCCACCTTCGCCATTTCCCATTCCAACCGAGAAGTGGTTGCTACCAGTTATCCAACGTCCAGAACCTGAATCATGCGTTCCGAGCTGGAAGCCACCAATCCAGCCTTTGTAACCCTCTAAAACAGTTGAGCTAGTAATGACGGACTCGACTCTTGTCGCAAAAATGCGTTTAGATGTCAGTTGGTCAATAAATGCTTCATTTGCAGTGATTTTTCTAACAAGCGCATTATCAACTTTCAACTTCTCAGCCGTGACCGCTTCAGCGTCTAATATCGTAGTCGTGACCGAACCAGCTTCAAAATTGGCCGTTTTCAGCTTGTCAATCATAGCTGACTTGATAACAGCATTATCAATCAGCGTTTCACCAGTGATGTGGGTCAATTTCCCGTCAAGTCGATTATGACCGTTAGCGCCAAGATTAATTCCAGAGATGATATCTCCAGCAGAGTTGATGTTCTGAACCACCCACGAACCAGCCAGTTGACTTTGAACCGTGCGAATCGCTTCGTCTGTGTCTTCAGGAGCTTCTTTGTAGTCCGTCGCGACAGAACCTCTTTCAAGTTGAACATCTGTCACATAGAGATTGATGGTCTTCCCTTTTTCTCCGTAGAGCATCAAATTTAGATTTTCAACATCGTCTGATAAAGTAAACGTAAATGTGAAGCGCTTGTACTTCGATGTTATTTGTGGACTTGGGATACTTTGCCACTCTTGTCCAATAATGTCCTTGTTTTTGATGTAGTGCAAAGCGACTCTCAAGCCACTGTTGCTATCACCGCCATCTTTTGAAACAAGAAGAGATACACTCACTTTCTCACCTCGAACACCATCAAATGCAAAAGATTGCTGAATTCCAAAAAAATTAGCAACATCTTGAGATTCGTGATAGAAGTGTAGTCCTGGACGATTTCGATTATTGGGATTTTGAGAGTGTTGATAGTTAAAATTCAAACCAAAATTGACAGATTGATATTCAAGCCAATTTTTTGAACCGTTCTTAAATTGACCATTCCTGATATAATTTCGGCCACCTTTCGCAGCTTTTGAAACCTCAACCTGGAATAGCTGGCTTGTCATAGCCATTCGAGCGACATTGTCTACGATACTATTGTTAGTATTGCCTAAAATTCGCTCATAGAGCTGACTGGTCTCTCTGACTCGCTGGAAGTCGCTCTGGTTAGCCTTGCCAGCTATCTGAGATGTGATACTTGCAAATTGCCCATCGACCGTCTGCTTGTACTGAGCAATTTTTGTAGCGATGTCATTGTTAGTCTGCGTACTTATCGCACCAAAACGACGTTCAAGACCTCGCACATCTTCTTGATAAGCCGATTTCCCAACATAATCTCTGGATATCTGCTCACGAACTGCGCTGACTTGACGAGCGCTCTCCTCACGAGCATAACGCTGCAATGCTTCCTGTCGCTGACCGTCTTGATTAACGTAACGCTCAACTGCTGACATCTTAGCAGATAGGCCATCCGCTGTTTTTTGGAATTCAGACTTGGCAACTACAAGGTCAGTCTTGCCGTCCTCTGGAGCAGGACCTGCATCTATACGAGTAGAACTTCTGGTCAATTCAACCTTGCGAAAAGCCACATGGCCAATCTCGTTATAACCAAGAATAATTCGCCAGAAATTAAAATTTTCAGGCTTGGTCAATGCTGGTATAGTGACTTGATAAGTCTGCCAGCTAGACGTGAGATTGAAATTGCCATACATAATTTCAGGATTATTGGAAACTGTACGGTTAGCCCTTAATGATAGCCAAACACTTGAAGAACCAGAGTAGCAAATTCCTTGAAACGAAAGTGTGTAGGTTTCGCCGATTTCCAACTCAAGAAGAGCCGTCGATTTTTTCCCCAAAGCGTGACTGCCTTCTCTTGAATAGATTTGCATCTGCTTCCAAGTCTTCGTAGTACCTTTTACATTGTATTCTCCGTTTGCAATAATCCAATCTTGTGGACTATTATCTCCTTGAGTATAGTACCAAAGTCCCCTTGAAAAATCGTAGTCTTCAGCATAATTCCGACCGCCGACCTTCATTTTGGCAAAGGTTTGAGTCAGTCCATCGATGTCTTGTTTAACTTCAGATTTTGTTGCAAATCCGTTCATCTGGCCAGTCATACGACTAAGGGCCTCTGTGGTCGTTCTGCGATATTCCGAAGCTTGATTGACCTCGCTTGTGACTGTCTGTTTCAAAACATCCAAATCTCCCGACAGAGCCGTCTGAGCGTTCGTAGTCTGTGACTTAAACGCTTCGAGTTTGGCAATTGAATCCAACCCAATCTGCTTCGCTTCCTGAGCGAGTAGGCTGCTTGCGCCAGCGTTTTTCAAGGCTTCCTCAGCCTTGCGCTTGGCTTCTTTCAATGGACCATTGTCAAAGCTATCGAAGCGCTGATTGATAGTGTCAGACAGTTCTTGCTTGACTTCTTCCGCCTTGGCCTTGGCAAGTTCGATAGCGTCAGTAATATCTTTCTCACGCTTGGCAAATTCAGCGTCAAAAGCACGGTCAGCGTTGGCGATCACACGCTCCAGCATAATGTCAAATTGTGTTTCTTGCTTGTCCAAGATCGCATTGGCTACTGCTGAAACACCGCCACCGTTTCCTCCTGATTTCACTTTGTCATCAAAGGTAATGGTCAGATAGGCTCCCTGTCCATTGTTTGCCAGACAGTCATACTCGTAGGCAATGGCCTTCTTATAAACGTCCACATTATGCTTATAGCTTTTCAGATTGACTGTGTCACCCATGTGAACAGTCTGCCCATCAAGTTCATATGCTTCAATCTTAATGGCATCTGTAGCCTTGTCTATGTGTTCGTTAGTAAATTTAGCACTGGCCCACTTTGTCAACTCCTCAACAGTCTGAATATTGTTATTTGTATAACTTCTTTCGTTGATATACGGGTAAGCACCAATTAAGGGACTATCTACTGTTATAGCAATCGTTGTATCTTCCTTGGCGCCCTCTGCCTTAAATGTAGACTTGGCGTGAATCCGAGTAACAACATTTTGTGAGTTTTTGGTACGTTGATAAGATTTAAGATTTTTGTGGGTAGAGATGATAACACCTCTGTCCTCTCCTCGGTTTCGCTTGATTGAGATAGCGAAATTATCCCGAACCAACTCTCCTTCCCACGTTCCCACGATTGAGTGAGCGCCATCCATCAACACGCTGTAGAGTGTTTCTACTTCTTTCGTGTTGATGGTCCGCCTGTCTGTGATATCACTGGTAAATGAAAAATCATTGATAGGAGACTTAGCAACTTGTACCAATTGAGAAAGAGCCTGCCAGCAACTCTGCTTATTGACAGACAAAGGATTGATAGACCGCTGCATGACATCATCAGTGATATGATAAGCAGTGATTTCTAAATGGTCATCATTCTCTACTGGCTTCTTGATACGGAACAACTGCGGACCAATCACAGGAGCTGGTGCTTTAATCAACATATCTTCACGGAAAAGTTGATAAATCTCAGAGTCGGTGATAGGGTAGCGAACAGTAAGGGTAAAATCCCCATTCATTTGCTCTTTTATGATTGCTGAAGTCGCTTCATGCAGTGGAATACCGTTCCATTTAACGTTACGAGTATCACTTTCAAGCAAATATAGCATTATGCCCACCCCCAAACCGTTTCGATTTCAAGTGATTGAATACCTGGACCTAAAACAACACCAACATTCTGCACTTTCGCTGGATCAACTGTGATAAAATCCCCTGACCATTTCACTGGCTTCCCTGTTGTCGTTTTAAAACTAGGATTGTCAGGATTATTGACCATCACAAGTGATTCAGTAAGCCTTTCAAGACGAATGACCTGACCAGCAATTGTAAACGAAGTCTCAGAAGCACTCTGACCAACGATTGTGATTTTAGGAAAGGCAAGAGCAGAACCTTGAACGGTCAAGGTCCCACTTCTTGTCAATCTCTGTGTATCGGTGCCTTTAAAGTATTTTGTAGGATGGCAAGTGAATTTTACATCCACCGTCCATGCACCAAAATCATCTTTAACAATTTTGAAATCATCCACTTTATAGCACCAATATTTCACGCTTGGTTCTTGTTCATTCTCCAACCAAAATTTTTCACGATTTAACAGAGAAGAAAAGCGGTATAAGTCTTCATCCGTTGGGTTAATCAAGCTGATGTGGTAGCTTTTTTCAATCAACCTACGATGCCTATTTGATTGAACAATTGCACCACTGATCCCATCATGTTCTAAAAGACTAGTTTTTGAGGAGGATACGATGACTTGTGGTCGTGTTTCAACTAGAATCTCACATTTAAATGATGATGTTTTCACTCCGTCGATGATTAACTCATTAATTTTTGTCATGCGAAACCTCCTCTCAAATTAGTTTTTCTTTGTAGTTCTTCAGCAATACGTGTTCCGACTACGTCAGCTAGTCTATTCAAATCGGCTTCTTCTCGGATGGTCACTCCTGAAAAGTTGACATTGATGCTATTCGATGTATTCATCGTATTAGCAATACTTTGTCCAATGGCACCAAGAGTTGACTTATTGAGCGGAAGGATTGCTTCTGCACCAGCTTCTCCACCAACCATTGCTCTATTTCCATTCATTCCAAATAAAGTCGGCTTGGTCAAGATACCACCCTTGGCATACCACTCTACGCCAATACTTGGCAACCCGTTACTCAACCAGTCAACTGGGTTAAGAGAGCCTGAAATACTAAAGTGTGGTAGAGGGATATGAGGCCATCTAAATTCAAAGTTAAAGAATCCCTTAATAGCTTCAATTGCACTACCTACCGCATCTTTAGCACCGTTAATAGCATTTGAAATAGTTGATTGGATAGAGTTCCAAATATTGCTAGCAGTTGATAAGATACCATTAAAAATTCCTGAAATCGTGCTACTCAAATTATTAAACAAATTTGACCCAGTTGAGACCAGGTCAGACCATAAATTGGAAAGGGTAGAAGTAAAACTTGACCACAGAGACTGAGCTCCTGAAATCAAACTTGAGAAAATATTGGACAAGGTGCTAGTAAAGCTAGACCACAAAGACTGTCCCGTTGAGACTACTGAAGACCAAATTTCAGAAAGCCAAGCAGTGAAACTTGACCACGCTGTAGTAGCAGTCGTGACAATATTAGTCCACAATTCAGAAAGCCAAGCGGCGCAAGCATCCCACGTCGACTGAAGCCATTCGGATATAGCCCCCCAGTTCATGATGGCCTGAATGATGAGTGTAATAGCGGCAATAGCAGCAACTATTGCCGCTACGACAATTCCAACAGGAGCACCTATTGCACCTATAGCAATAACTAGAGGTGCTATTGCACCAAGCAGTAGCATTACAGCAGTTGTAACGAGACCAAGAATCACGATAGTCTGTTGATCAGTTTCATTTAAGCTGGTAAACCAATTGACAGCAGATTCAAGCATACCCATCAAAGGTTCTAAAGCTGGTATAACAGTCTCAAGTAATTTACCACCTATCTCAGCAAGACCTTCTTTCGCTTTGTTGGAATAGGTTGTTAGTTTATCAATAGGATCTATTGTTTCATCAAATGTTGTTGCTACAGTTCCTGATGAGTTTTGTGCTGCTTCAGCTAAATCATTAAAGCTAAAGGCCCCACGTTGGATAGCATCTACCATACGTGGGGCAGCCTTGCTCCCAAAAACTTCAGAAGCAATTCTTATTGCTTCTGTCTTACTAGTAGCATTCTGAATTGCATTGACGGTCTCGTTCAACCCCTCAGTCAATGTCTTTCCGTCTTTAGCATAGTTTACTGTAGCCTTTGAAAGTGAAGCTAAAGCGGCAGAAGAGTCAATCCCACTTTTTTCAAATCTACCAATTAATGTCGCCCCTTCTTCAAAAGATAATCCTAGCATCTTAATCTGTGGAGCTCCATCAATGGCTTTTTGAAAGATAGAGTCATAAGATTGACCAGTATCCTGGCCGACCTTTGTTACTGAGTCCAATACTCTCGCTAGATCCTCATTAGATAGACCGTAAGCATCAATTGCTTTCTTGGCATTTATTGCGGAATTTGAAACGTCTTCTCCAGTTATTTTCGAATATTTCAATAGATACTCTGCTGCAGATTGCAAAGTATCGCCAGTAAGTCCAAATTGTGTGTTTAACTCACCGACTGCGTCAGCAGATTCTTGAAATGTAGTCGCTGGTAAAGATGTAGCGATTCCTTTTGCAATTTCCTGAAGTCCTAACAAGGCTTCTCCAGTCAGTCCAGTCTTCGTCGTAACAGTATCCATTGCTTCGTCAATTTCAGACCATGCATCTACTGTTTTTCTACCAGCATCAACCATTTTTTGACCTAGTTGTCCTGCCTTTTCAGCAACGTTCATCATTACATCGGCTTTTAAGTATCCTGTAGCTTCCTTGATGTTTCCTGTTGCTGAACGGCTCGAATCCCCTAGATTCCCCATGGCTTTATCTATCTTTAACACCTCAACTTCTGCTTGCCCAATTTCATTTTGAAGTTGTCGCCATTCCTCTGTTCCGATTTTTTCCTTTCCTAATTCCTCTTGTTTCCGTTTCAACTCCTGGACCTTATCCTTGGCTAATGAAGATTGTTTACCTAATAACTTCATTTTTTCTTCGGACAATTCTACATTTTTAGGATCTAATTCAAGCTTCTGGTTGACGATATCAAGTTCTTTTGCAACATTGTTGATTTCTTTGTTGAGATTTAAAATAGACTTTGGATTTCCTACATCTTCGATATGTTTTTTGGTTGAATTCATTGCCTGGTCAACAACCTTCATCTGTGATTCAACTTTAGAAATTTCAAGTTGAAGCTTATTCCACTGTGCTGACCCAACTTCGGATTCTCCCAGTGCCTTTTGTTGCTTTTTGAGTTCAGCAATTTTCATAGCACCAACACGAGCTTGTTCCTGTAAGTTGAGCAACTTACGATTCAGCAAGTCGACATTGTCTGGATCCATCTTCAATTGTCTATTGATGTTGTTGAAATCTTTTTTCAAACTAGATAAAGCATTATTGATACCTTTTACTGACCTGTCAAATTCAACAGTATTAGCACCAAATTTGACATATAAGCCTTCAAATGTTTCAGCCATAGATTTCCTCCTTTCAGTTTTAGTCAGACATTACATTTAGTAATTCTGCATTTGATAAAGTTTTCTTCTCATTTTCATTGATACTCATCTGATGTAGTGTCCCCATCAGATAATTAAAGTGTTGACTTTCTGCCCAAAAAACATCCATCCGATTTTCAAAAACAACCTTATAAATTTTTTCGGATGTTATGACTTCTGTTGAGGCTTTTTTCTATCTTGAGGAACCTTTGCTCTACTTCGGTTAAATTCATAAAAGAGGTCTGAGAAAAAACCAATATCGATCAAATCCCCAAACCAAGGAGCAAGGGAGGCTGTTTCAGCAGTCAGCTCATTCTGTACCAAGCGACCATTCTCAACCTCACCGTACAGACAAGGGATGACTTCAGTTAGGAAGTTCATGAAATCTGGCTCCATAAGTAATGGCATTAGTTTGACTTTTTCTTCATCAGTTAAATCAGATAAGCTAGCATTTACACCAGTTGCAAGGGCAAGCTGTGTGTAAGCTGTGAGTGCTTTTTGGTTGTCATCAAAGAAGTTGCGACCTGTTCGCTGTTCATACATCTTGATAGCTGGTAAAGAGTAAAGAAAGCGCACTGTTTCAGTGTGCTCTCTTTCTTCACCATAACTATCAAACGCTGTGAATGATAGTTCTTTTTTAATCATTTTAGCCTCCTGACACGATGGCTGTTGTTCCTAAAGCTTCATTGATAAAATCAATCAATTTCGTTGGGGTACTTGAAGTGAACAATTTATCAAATTTAGCACGAATAACACCCTTGTCTGTATCACGCCATACAATTTCTGAAACAGGTTTTTTATCTGAATCTAGAATGAAATTGTTAGGTGACGCAGTACATGGAATTTCGATTTCTTTTGGTGTAGCAGAACTTTCATCTGCTGTAGTGCTGCCTTTTGGAGCTGATGCTTTTACATTGGTCCAGATGTGGAACTCCTCAACCTCAGAACCAAACTCATCTGTAACTGTTTCAGTATATCCCCAAATGAAATTCGCATTCACACCAGTATCGATGAGCGCTGGAGGAGTTGAAGTTGTCAGCTTTTTACCCAAGTGATCAACCATGAATTGTTTAGGAATTTGATAAGTCGTGATGGATCCCTCAGTTGATTTCTTACCTTGAAGACGAACGTGCTCCACATTGTCTGCGTAGTATGCCTTTGATTCTTGTGAAGTTTCAAAAGATGTTTTTCGCAATCCTGTAAATGGGTATGGTGTTTTTAGATCGAGTGCGCCAGATTCTGTTTTTGAAATCTTAGCAAAGAATCCCATGGCATTACCATGAGTAACCTCTCGTGTGTCATATTTATAAGTCATTGTGACTCCTTCCTTAATTTGGTCTGATTTTTATTGATTTCATATTATTGAGAAAGATTTCTTTATTTTTGAGATAAGCTGGTCTGATGTGTTCTTGAGGTGCTACAAATCCACCATTTTTTGTTGCGTGGCCATTTTCTAACAAGTGAGCAAGCGACTTTTCTTTCCCTTTGTTATATACTACAGCGATATCTTCAATGGTCTCGTGAGTCCATCCTTTTTCATATACTCCGTTTCTTCTAGGACTTCCGTCTCTAATATCTCCAGCGGTGCTTTTTCCTGCTTTTTCTATGATTTCTAAAACCTGATTCTGTATATCGATTTTTAATGTTTTCACATTAACGCTACCACTTCCCACTTGTGAATACCTCGATTCTGTAGGTTGTAAGTAAGTAATCTGTATCAGGCTGTTTTAGATTCAACTGACTAGGTTCACACATAAAATTAGACAACATCAATTCCTCAATGCTGTCTAGTTTCTTCTTGTGATAGTGACTGATTTGAATAGTCACTTTTCTCATGTGTACTGTGTCATCAGCAGTAATACTACTACCAGGAGTTAAACGATAGTAAAGAATAACGTTGTCAGGAGAGGACTTTTCCTCACGTTCCATATAGAACACTTTTGATTTTAAAGTGTTTTTTTCTAGGATTTCTTGAATTTCTTGCCTGGTGAAAAACTTCTTAGCCATTATTTCAATTCTCCTAATTCAATTATCGTGTAGTGGGCATCATCAGATTCAGTTCCAACATTTACCTTGTACTCTTTCCCTTTGTACTTCACGTAGTCTAAGGAATCTGTCACATAGTTAGAACGTATCCGAAATCTTGCTGTCAAAACTTGACCATCTGCCAAAGCTTTATCAAGCCTACGTTGGTAGATTTTCTCTTTTTCAGCTTTGACTTTCTTTTCTACAACTTGTTTTTCAAAAACACCTTTTTCGACCTCTGTACGCTTATCGTAACAAAGGATGATTGATACTCTAGATGATTTCATGATTAAACTCCGTAAATAGCTTTTAATTGATAGAGAATATTTGTCAATTCTTCATCAATCCAGCTCATTGTTGTTGAGTTTCCTGTCATCAAGGATTTATCAAATCTCTGAACACATCTCAAATGTAACCAATCTAAAATTATTTCTTTATCATCCTCTTCAATCTCATCCCATTCTGTCAATTCGCTTTCTTTATCGATGCGAGTGATAGGAATGTTGTTTCTCGTTAGATATGAAATCCCACTATTTATGTAGCTTAAAAGTTGAGTGTCGAAGATTTCTTCTTCGACATCAACTTCAACCATTTCTTTAATTTGATTAAGGATTGTCATTTTAGACTCCCCTTTCTATTTAAAATCAACCTTTTGTGAATTTCACAGCTGATTTGTACTGACCAAGTCGGCCACCAAGCACGCTAGCAAGTTCGATATGACGGCGATTCATCGTTACATCATAATCTTCAAAGCGATCAGCAGAGACATCATCACCAATCATCTTATAAGCCTTGTCAGCAAATGCGATAATTGGGTTAGTCGCATCTTCCATCCAGTCATAGACATATACTTGGTAACCAGCAATGACATTCCCTGTTTGTGAAATTGGTGCGAATGGTTGTGGATCAATGTAGCGTTTTTCACCATCCTTAACCATTTTAAGTTTACGAGCAATAGTTTTTGAAGTTACCAAAATTGGAGTTGTATTTGCAGCAAGTTTATCAATCCCTTTGACGAGGGTTTCTAAAACAGTACTGTCAAATTCCCCGTCAACACTGATTTCTTGTGTATCAAATAGTTGAGTAAGTGTTTCTTCTGCAATAGATTTAATTTCAGTGATTTTGTCATCATCATCACTATTTTTACCATCGCCGATAACAACAGCACGTTCAACTGCACGGATAAAGCCTTGGGCTAATTCATTCATCACATAGTTGAAGTAAGCACCTGTTGTATCCTTCTTCAAGTCAGCATACTCAAAACTGTACTTGATGTAGACAGCTGCAGAGTTGATTGTATAATCGATAAATACAAAAGATTCATCTTTCTTTGTTTTGCCATTCTGATGGCCTTTAGCTTTTGCTTGTTGCGTTTGAAGTGCAACACGTACTGCATAACGAGGATCTTTGGTTACATGGTTCAGGATACCATCGTAATCATTAAATGCATTTTGGATTGCAATCAATACTGGTTCAGGTAAGATTTTGTTAACATCAGTTACACCTTTTTCAGCCAGATTTGCTTCCCACGCTTTGCGGGCACTGTTTGAGCTTCCTTCGTTATCCATGAGGATTCGAGCGAAATCAAGTGCAGCTTCTTTTGTTTTTAAGTATTCCATTTGTGTCTTGCCTTTCTGTACTTCCTTGATAGATTTAGCAGCTTTATTGAGATTGTCTTCTTTTTCTTCAATCTCAACATCTAACTTAGAAATTTTGTTTTTGAGTTCCTCTGCTTTGGATACCAATTCTTCTGCATCTGATTTCAACTGTGCAAGTTCTTCTTCTCCAATAGTTGCTGACTTCAATTTCTCTTCGATTGAAGCTTTTTTTAATTTGACCTCAGATAACTCATCTGCATGTTTTTGTCGTTCTTCCATCAATTCGACTAGTGTTTTCATTTTTTGCTCCTTTTTTAAATTGTTGCAAGTTTACTCATGATATCTTGCTTCATGTTCGCCTGAGCGATTCGCTTGTCAACCATAGACATATCAAATCCCTTAATATTATCAACGGTTGCTTGAGGATTGGCTGGCACGGTCACGACAGATATTTCAAAGATTTCAACTTCTTTAAAAATCCATCCACCGTAAGGTTGCTTAGAGTCAACTGGCTCATAATCATTAATAAAAAACCCAATGCTCAGACTATCCAGTGCCCCCATCTTCATGAGGTCATAGGTTTTCTTAGCTTCTGGATCGCTTAGGTTGAATGTTGACCGTGTTCGCAGACCTTTTTCATCTACCGACAGCTCATGCTTACCGATGACACGATTGCGGTCGTGATTTAAGCACATAGGGACGACGGCCTTAGTTTTCAGGGTATTGTCAAAACACCCCTTGGCCATCACATCGCCATCTCTATCGGTATTGCCATAGGTGGAGGCATAAGCCTCAAAGTGAAAGTCAGCTGACTCTTCCTCAACTGACTTGACGACAAAGGTTTTTAACTTTTCCATAGCCTACCTCCTTTCTTAAAATTTCTGCCAACCGCCCACCCTATTTTTAATTACTTTCGCTCGGCTCGATACGGACTGCATTTAGATTGGTTTCGAATACTTCTCCACCTTCATATCCTGGAAGCCCTAGATAGGTTTCGCGGAATTCATTTGAATTCATCAAACCTGCGTATTTAGATTTAAATCCACCTTCTACTAGATCCTTGAATGAAATCATGTCAGCCATATCAAAGAAGACCAAGAGCTTGTTTCCTTGTGTCCTTGCCGTCTTCGTGAAATATTTTCTATTAATTTCTTCAGAGAATACACGTTGATATAATTTCATAACGCTAGAATAGTAAGCTCTGTATTGTTCTTCTGTGTAGTCACAAGTAAACAATTTTTCATTAATCCCATGAGCATGATAAAGTTGAGATTTCAGAAACTCCATTTCTTCTTTAGAAGCGGTTGAGTAATCTTTGTTTAATTCCATAAACTCTTCACCTTGCTCGAGATAGGCAATGCCACCATTTTCAGCAAGTTCCATCATGCTATCAACTCGACTCTTAGCTTGTTTCTTCAAATGTTCATCTGCTGCTTTAGTTGGTAGTTTTAAGAATCCTCTCAACTTTGAATTCCCTCTGCCTAACTTCTCGGTTAACGCATCAAGGTTGATATCAATTAATTCTGTGATTTGGTTTAGTTGACTTGTCACGTTTAATTTAGGATTCTCAAAAACCCAAACATCGCTAAGAGGTAGCTCAATCTCTACATCATCAATCATGATTTCAACTCTCTCTGCAGTCCATGATATGGTTTTCTTAGCAAGCCAAATTTCAATCAGTCGACCATTCTCCCAACGTGGAACAACGACTGCAACACCATCTTTCAGCATAGCTCTTGTTACATTTGCCCAAAATACAACTGGTATTTCAAGAGGATTTGGAGAGAAAGATAAAACATTTGCAAGATCACTATTTTCAAACCACTCCATCTTATCAACTCCTGTCGGATTTCGAGTGATTCTCACATGCTTAAATCGAACTTGTGCAGTATCTGTTGAAATCTTATTGTAGATATTGTCTAAGTAAATCGAATTTCTTCTCCAATAATTCAAATTTCTTTGTAAATAGGTCCTTGTGGATTTTCTATTACTTGGTTTGAAAATCCTAGCAAAAACCTCTCTTAGATTATTTATATATTTGTTCATTCTTCACCTCAATCAAAATAATAACTCAAGTCTTCCTTGAAATTTTCGTAGCAAATAAACGCATCTAACTGACTAGCAAATACGTCAATCTTTTCTTTTGCCTTTTCTTTATTTGGAAATACATTGTTATTCGCATCGATTTTGACACGAACATTTGCATGGTTCCAAGTTGCCACAGGATCGTCAAAGATGATTTTCCCCATCTTAGCTTTTTCTTTATACACTTTTAAAGGATTGGATAAGCTCTTGACCGTTTGTGGAATGTCGTGACATATATCTCCGTAGTAGTCATTAATTAAGCGAATAAGCTCTTTTGCATTCCAGCGGTCATATCCGACTGCAACTGGTAAGATTCTATTCTCGCTCATAAACTGCCTTAACTCTTCAAAAATATAGGCTTGGTCATTGTAGTCCAACTCATGAACATGAAGCTGTCCACTAAGCTCCCACTCAGCGTATTTGTCCCTTAGTTCTTTTGGAAGTCCTTCAATCGTATGACGTGGCATGAATTTCTTGTTCAAATACTGACGCTCTTCGCCACGCACCACCATAAATGAGACCGAACAAATGTCATTGACATCCGACAAGTCAACACCAAGTACACAGCGAGCACTCCGTTCCTCATTTCCGACAAACAAACTCTTATCAAACTTATCTGACCAACCCTTACACTCTTCATTACTGAAGTAAGCAAGATAGTTATTAACAGGGAGATTAAATGTTTTAGCCATCAGCTCAGCCTGTTGTGCTGGATCATTCTTGCTCATTTCAATATCCTTGGCAATCGTCTCCTTCTCAGTCGTTATACCAAGTAAAGGCATAGCTTTCTGCCACATATCTGGATTGTGAATTTCAGAAACATCATCCAGCTGATAAATCCAAGGCATGACCGAATCATTGACAATCTTTTCATCAAGAATATCTACCCAAATGTTGTAATACTTATCAAAAAGCTTGTCTCGTTTCGTCCCATTGGTGGAGATATACCAGGTTATCCAATTTTTTCGCTTACGACTAGAACCATCATTCACAACCTTGATAAAGTCATCATCATAAGTGTGCACTTCATCAAAAATATTGTAGTGAGCATTAGTACCATCAAGGCTTTCATAGTCGGAAGTCTTGATTGACATAAGACTATTAGTTGTCTCGTACAAGATACCTTGTTTAGTTGACCGTAGTATGTCAGCCTCACGCATATAGTGTAGTAAGCTCTCTTCGTTCGACAGCATAGCTCTAGAAGCATTAAACAGATAGCCAGCCTGTTCACGACTATAAGCTAGAAGCTGAATATCAGCTCCCCACTCACCGTCAATAATCTGCCCAACCTCACCAATAGCAGAACCAAGGGTGGTTTTTCCTGTACCACGAGGTACAATAATAGGCACCTCATGAATGAGACGCCTTTCTTCAAAATCTTTATATTCTTCAAGTGTATCGGGATTTGTTTTTGTAACTTCAACTGTATGATAAAAACCCCACGTTGTTTCTAGCCAGACCTTTTGAGGCAAAGCCAAGCGTAACTTTCCAGCAAGACCTTTAGTGTTGCTGCACTCTTCCTCAATGAACTCAATCCGTTTGTCAGCTTCCTCTTGTTTAAAGATGTATTGCTCCTTGTACCTCTCTACTCGTTTAATCGACTTCATCGTAAGTTCACAAACACGAATCTTCCCTGAGTAGATCAGCTGAGCATATTTATCAAAATATCTCATCTCAACCATATCGAGCCAACTTCTCCTGGATTATTTCTTTGAGGCTATCACTCTGTGGACTTTGCTTTTCAATCGTTGACATAATCTGCATGTTTAGCTTTTGATACTTTTCCATTCCATCAAGTAAATACTTATCAGGTAGCTCACCGTCATTGATGACTTTATTGATTTCAAGCTGGAAGTTTTCAATCACTTTTTGATTATGATTGTATTGAGTTTTTAAATTTTTCAAACCTACTGAATCATTGTCATTGATTTCAAGCATTTTTTCTTTTGGAATCAACTTGAAAGTCTTACGAGATAGTTCAACACGTTCTTCTCTTGTATACTTTTGCCGTTGATTTGCCAGCTTTTCTAACTCTTTGAACTGACTTTTTGTGATATTCGACCGAGTTTCTTCAAATATGCCTAGCTTTTTTCGATACCTGGTGAGGGTAGCACGACTTATTCCTAGCTTTTCTAAAACTTCATTGATTTTCAAAATCATGCTCCTTTCTTGTATCAATTTTCGTCATTTTTGGGGGAGAGGTATATAAGAGGATTGACACCGTTATTATTTTGGGTGTGTGAAAATTTTAAATAGGGGGGATCTGATAAAAATCAAAAATCCAAAAAATAAAAAAATCAAAATAAATTAATATTCCGATTTTCTAAATTTAAATTTATTTTACTTTGAAATGTTTTTGTATTATGACACTCGAGACAAAGTAATTGCAGATTATCTTCGTTGAGAGTAATAGACTCATCTTGATAATTAGTTTCATCAATCTCTATAATGTGGTCAACAATGCTCTTGCCATGAATTAAACGTCCACACATATCGCATCGCATTCTTTTATGATATCTGACTTTATTTCTTAAAGTTCTCCATGGCTTGGAGTTATAGAACCTAATCTGCCAAGCTCTGAACCAGCCTGAGTGTTTAGGATTTTTAAAATAAGCCATTGCCTACACCACTCCTTCAACTTCTGGATTTTCACATGATACAAATATATCAGATTCATTTTGTCAATTCTATATCTTTTTTTGACAAGATTTATTTTTGAGTTTTGAATTTATGTAAAATATCTCTGTTGAATTAGTTATATCTTATATTTTATCCAATTTTGTTTCACACTCAAAAACTAGCACGGACAATGCTTCAGGCCCTCTTCAAAATATAAACTAGAAAATTCCTCGTTATGGATAGTTGAGAAAATCAAAAAAATATTAGAGGCTAAAATTACTCATCTTAGTATCAAGTTCATCTTGCCTCACACAAATATAAATTAGTGTGACTGCTGGACTTGAATGATTGAATAGTGACATCAAGTCTGCAACGTTCTTGTACTTCTTGTAGTAATGATAGCCGAATGTTTTCCGCATAGTATGAGTACCAACATTATCAATGCCTAAGTCTTCAGCAGCTCTTTTAAGAAACCAGTAAACCGTCTTATAGCTAAGTGCCTTGTTCTTTCCAACACGACTCTGAAATAGATACTCATGTAGTTCTTTATCTTTGACAAATTCCCTCAATTCATTCTTGAGTGGTCTTGTCATTTTGATGCTCTTATATTTCCCCGTTTTCTGTTCTCTAACTTTAATGTGCCAGCCTTGAACATCTTTAACCTTTAGTTTGAGAATATCGCCAACACGAAAACCTGTATTGATTCCCAAAAGAAATAACATATAATACTTTTCATTCCAAGATGATAGATAGTCCTTCATGGCTTGGATATCATCCTTGTCTCTTAATGGTTCAACAATATTCATAGTTTTGCTCCTTTCACAAAAAAATAAAGCACTAAGATTTTCTTAGTGCTTTGGATAGTATCAATCTATCATATTCATTTTGTCAATGCTATACATTTTTTTGACAAGTTACATGAACAATAACTTTGAAAGTGTATCAAGAATAACTTCACGTCTTCTGTAAATCTGCTTGCTATGCCTATACAAGTACCCAGTTTCGCCGTTTTCCATAATGTGCCAGACTTGAATCCAGTCGTATCCAGTATGTTCTCCCCAACGAAGATAAAAGATTTTTTTGTCATCTGGTTCTAGATTTTCTAGTAATTGGGAGATAGCATTTTGGAGATTTTCTAGTCTTAAAATCATAGGATCGCTTGCATAAGCAACCACTAGATTCTCCGACCTGTTGACGAATGTTCCGCTTCCACTTGCACCAGTATCATCAATACCAGGAACAGTGAGATGTTTCACTTTGTACAATCGTTCTAGTTCATGCCTTCGTTGACCGATAAGTTTGTCAATCTTCAAGTACTTATCGTCGAGTTCAAACTCAAGATAATCCCTTCGTGCTTTTGTTAAGTTCTTTTTGACCAAACCTTACCTCCCATGTATCTTTTACTTTTAACCCACTTGATAAGCTTGCCATCGTTATTATTGTTAAAATAATCTGGCAATCTTGCTGTTGGACTTTCTTTGTAGACCACTTTTTCAACGACCTGGACTCCAGGCATCATTTCATCATCTATCCATCCAACAAGCCACGCAGGGTTTACATCATAGGTTTTAGCAATCATTTCAATTTGCTTAATCGACGGATATCCACCCCGTTCGTACAAATGAATTGTATTTTGAGAAACACCTGTCTCTTTCGCCATCTGACAGACGGAAAGACACAAGTCCTCTCTAAGTTCTTTCAATCTCAGTTTCATCTTGCTCTCCACTTTCTAGTATTAGCTTTTATGAACTCAGCCTGCTCTTGCATCTGCTTCCATTCATAATCCATGATGATTTCAAGTTGATTGTTACAAAGACCTTTTAAGAAATCATTTTGAGCTTCTAGTTTCTCAATATCTTTATAGGCCCTTTTATACAGTTCATCTTCCAGAAATCTAATGCGCTCTGCCATTGCTTCCTGAATGATGATGTAAGTTGGTTTCTTGTACTTTGTCATTACAATCTTACCTCATCTCCTATTTTTAGAGATTCATAGTTTGTTTTAGTAACTACGAACACTCCGTAATTTTGTACTGTGATAGTGTACATGTCGCCAATCTTCTCCCTTTGTAAGACTCTGCCTTTGATTTCTGCGCCTTGATTGTCAGCTTTATAGACGACAATCGGACGCTTTGCTTCTAGTTTTTTAATGTGGATACTCTGCCAAATATTTAATCCAGCAGACAATAAAATCCAGATTGCGATAAAACGTTTCATTCTGTGTCCTCTCTTCCATCTCTTACTTTTTTCAAATAATATTTATATATTTCATTGTCGGTATGTTCATTTACTAACTTTTCAAGTGCTTTATTGACTACTTCAGACACGCTTCCATAACTACCATATTCTTTAATGGCTTCGACGTGGTCATATAGATCTTGTGTAATCGTTGCTTGTATCTTTCTAGGCATCACTCAACCTCATTTCCTCTCATGAATTTTGGCATGTTGCCAGAGTATTCCTCGTATAACCAATACTTTCTACAACATTCATCGTAATCATAAGTTTTTTTAATTTTTAATTTTTGTTTGAGCGTTTTTTTATACTTTTTCGGGCATGGAATGGAAAAACTTTCATCATGGACAGAAAACCAAGCTACAAAAAATCGATAAGAATATTTGTAGTGTTTTCTTTTTTGTCTAAGATTCATCACTCTACCTCCTCGCTCTTAATTTCTACATAAAGTAAGTTCATATCAAAACCACTCTCGATAAATCTGTGTGTGAGTTCTTTGTTAATTCCATTTCCTAAGTGATTATAAACCACATGCACATTGATATCTGAACCTAAATATTTTCTCAAACGATCGCGATTATCCACATAAAAGTCGATATTTCGTTTTCGTTGTTGATAAGGCTCGCCTTTATCTATATCTCTAGTACACCACATTAGTACCTTTGAAATGACATCATTCTTTGTCAAACAATCTCTTAAAGAAAAGTATGTGTTTGTTTTTGGGATGAGAATAAGTTCTAATTGTCTGTTTATAAATGAGTCAGGAAAATAACTCATAAGCTTTTTCAATTCTTCAAAGACTTCATTATTCATCGCTCAACCTCCTCCACTTCAAATAGTGGACTATTAAACACTTCACCAAAACCAGAATATTCCAGTTCCTTTCGTGTAAATTTTTCGTTGTTTTTCCCATTGTTAAAAAAGTGGAATCCAGTTTCTGTTTGATTTAGATAATCATCTGTATTTTTTAACTTGACTTTGTATTTTGGCTCTTTCTCAGCCTCATAGTCAGTCAACCACGCTCGAGCGAAAAGTTCTTGGTTGTTTTTGTCATTAAGCCATTTCTTCACGAATTCGCTTTTTTTAGCGTAGAGATGGATTGTGTTACTATCTAGTGCATCACGCAAACTAAAATCTTTTAAAAGTTGGCATTCGAAAATCCAGTCATCCATAAAATTAGGTAGAAGCACTTTATTCAATTCTTGCCGAATCTTATCAGCATCTTTCAATTGATTGCCAACCCACGCTCCCTCAAGTTTGCCTTGCTCGTAACCACTACGGTATTTCATCGAACCGTAGTCGTCCCCTAATTCTTTTAGAATGTCATTAAGCCATCTGGTTTGAGTTGTTGGATCAAACCCTCTAATTCGACGAACGACATCTTTTAATTTGAACGGCAACGGTTCTGGCTCGTCCAAAGACCGTAAGTCTTTCAAAACTAAATCAACCGAGGTCATTTTTTTCTTGCTAGCTTTAAATTTTTCATATCGTTCAATTAGTCCCTGTATGTTCATTCTCAAACTCCTTGCTTTCAATTTTTCTAATATCAACAACGTCTTCAAGATGTTCTCTTGAACACCACTTGTTTTTTATACACTCTCTAATGAAATTGTTTTTATAAAAACAATGTTCTATGTAAGCAATTGGAAATAATAAGGCAATAAATGGCGCACACACAAGTAGAGACAAATAAATTGCTACTCTTCCAAATTTTGAATCAGCAATATACTCGTAAAACTCAATAGGCCCGTTTATTTTTCGCAAGTGCCTGATAAAAATAATATAATTTTTTCTTTTCATCCTTCACACCTCCTACGCTGATTTTTGTACTAATTTCGTTTGTTTCATCCATTCCTTGGCTATGTCCCAGACTTCAGCTGGTACATCTTGGTTATACTTGCCACGAAATTGGGCTATCTTCCCCTGCCTTACTTCGAGTGTGTAAAGAGGTTTTTTAGGTTGATTTGACAGGCGGACAAACACTATTAAGGTATTACCTTTAAAATGCTTATCTGTGTATGAGCTTACGCAATGATGTAGTTTCTTGCCCTCATAGATCAGCTCAGCCACTTTTCTAGGAACATGAAATGCGTATCCATTGATTGTCTTATCCATTCCTTCTCTAAGTTTAAACTCAGCTTCAAGTTGCTTGCGTTTCTTCTTATCTTCCAGTTTTTGTTTTTCTTCGACGAATTGATTGTATAATCCGACTGTGTGATTATGCATGGCTGTGAAATCCTTTGGCACAAGCATAGCATCACCTTCAGGCTCAATGCCCATTTCTCGTAGCATCTTGAGATAGTCAAGGTATTCATTGAAGTCAATATGATTCTTGATAACCCAATTCTGAAACTTATTGATCCCGATACCTTTCGGTATATGCTTGATATCGTGGTAAGTCAGATAAGACTCAATGCCAGGCACTAGTTGGCCGTTCCGTTCTTTTAATCGACGGCTCAACTCAAATTCATTAAAACTACGATTTGAATTCTTGAAAAATTGTTTATTCTTCTGAAGCCATCTGCGATTCAAGGTTCGCATATCTACGTTTTTGGTGAATCCAGTGTAACCTGGATTCATGATTTCGTTGGCCAATTTGTAAGCATGAATTTTCTGAGCAAATTCAATTTCAAACTTATATTTGTAAAGCCGTTCAATTTCCCAGTAGCAAATATTCCCGAACTTCAAATATTTGAGTTCAGATACCTTTTTAAGTTTTTCAACCCAGTTGTTTGGATAGAATTTATTACCTGTATAATATCCTCCTCTAAAGAAATTAGCGAAAAGATACGGATAAAATTGTCCGTTGTAATCTTGGCCAATCTTCACATGTTTGTCATTTTCAAATCGCTCCAAATTTGTAAATTGCCAATCGATAAACTGTTTTCCTTCAACCAACTTCGACCTAAATTCATAAGATTGGATCTCAATGCGCTTCGAGGTACTGAGAATGATAGAGAAAAAGTAAGTCTTGTCATAAAAAGTGAGCCGTGACGACTTTGTCAGTCGCTTTTCAATACAATGACCAAGGTTCAAATCTGAAGCGATTATAGTCTTGTCCTTATTGGTCCATTTGTACGTTGTGATTTGCGAATAGCACCAGCTCCAGAAGTTTGCAGGTGGTTTCAATCGTCTATCGGCTTCTCGCTTGCATTGTTCATGTTTCATTCATCCAAGAAATCGAAAATGCTCATTTGCTTTTCGACTACTCCTTTCTCTTTCTTAATTTTAGGTTTCATGATGATATCATCATCTGGACCAGCGCCTTTCCTAATTTTGGCGACATCAACCTTTTCTTCAGGAGAAGCCTGAGATTTGTCTTCCTTTTTCTTCTTGACGGGCTCAACAGGCACCTGCTGGATGTTAGATACTTGTGAATTTGAGATAAAGTACTCTCTAACCCATCTGAAGACAGTAACATCATCGATACAAGCGACTCCGTTTTCAGCAAATTTACGAGCTTTTTCTTTAGCATGGCTTAAAGCACACTTCAGAGAGTATCGCTCTTTTAAGATTCCTTTAAATAATTCCTCATCCTCCTGATCGCATATCCAGTTATGAACACGGTCAAGTGCGGTATCATGTGGTTGATTTAATTCCTCCAGCAACTTAGCCAGAGCTTTTTCTTTAATGTCATTCATATTATTTTCCAAAAAATACGACTGCCTCTGTGTGTGAGTTTGGCTAAATACGGGCAGTCGCTCGTCCAGGTCACACGACCGATTGACGCATATTCTAGCTCGCTTTTAACGTGGTTCTCGGCACGTTGATTTTGTCGCTAAGTAATAGCAATCTACAGCACCATAATCAAAACGTACATCGTCTTTTCCGATATATTTTTTAAATCTTGGTCTGGTAATGCCTGAGAAAGCCCATTGATGGTCTTTCATCCGTTCGATAAGATCATCCACATTGTTAAAACTTCCAAGGAAAAACTTGCGGTGCCCATTGTAGATGAAATAGAGTTTTAATAACAAGAGACACCGCCTTTCTAGAAATAATCTTTCCTTTTGTTTTTCAAGTCATTAAATACCATCAGATGATCATTGTCTACACCTTTCATCAACCGACTCATAAACGGCCGACCGTAGCGTTTCTGAATTTCTTGTGCAGTCAGATTAGTCGTGATAACCGTATTAGCCCTTTTGTTGAGAATATTGTAAAGAATACTAAAGGACCACTCACTGTCCTTCTCCATACCAAGATCATCCAAAACCAAGAACTTAGCACTAGAGATTTTATTGACCAGGAACTCTTCCTGACTAAAGTCCGCCTTGATTTTCATTAACAAGTCAGTGACATTGATAAAAATAGCAATTTCTTTTGTAGTTTCTGATAAGGCTTTCATAATGGCAAAAGCAAGATGGCTTTTACCCGTTCCAGCTTCGCCTTGAAAAACAACATTGTTTCTCGCTCCACCAGCCCACTCTCTACAAATTTTTTTGGCAAACTTCAACTTTTCAGCTTCTTTTTCAGTCGGTGTGTCAAAGTTATCAAGAGTAGCATTTTTCAGTACATCATCATAGAGAGAGAATCTCTCAAGATAGAACTTCCGCTCTCGTTCATGCTCAGCATCAGCCAACTCATTGACCTTTATTTGATTCTCTGCATGGATCCGTTCCGATTCACATAAGCGACAAAGGACATCATTTGTCCGGAGGATTTTGATCAAGGGAATCCCATGCTTTTCGCAAATTTCAGCCTGTTGTTCAGTATTTCTATGGTAAGATAAGGCCATCTCCTCGAGTGCATCAGTTACCATGATACCTTACCCCCACAAGCTTTCCAGCTAGCCATATCTGACAAGCAAGCAGTAACGGTAGAAAGAGGTTGTTTTATAAGCAAAGATTTCTTTTCGTCGCTGATCGGATAAAAGTCATCTTCAAATTGCTCAATAAGTTCTAAAATCCCCATTCGTCCTTAGCCCCCTGTTCTGATTTTTTTTCATTTTGTTGTCTTCCTTGAAGATGGGAGTTCTTGCTATCTTTATATTTTTGGTCATTATCATCTACCTGTTCAATAGTTGTAAAACCTTTCTTTTTCCAATTTTCAAGAATCCCTCTCAGATACTTGAAACTAGGTTGATAAACCTCAGAAGTTATCTCCACTGCACGGTTCAACATATCAAAACTCATTCCATCAAGTCCCACATAATCCAACAACTGTTGATGTTGTTTATCGTTAATCCGAATACGGCTATGTTTCAAATTTTCAGATAAGCTGGAACTAACCATCGTCTTATTATTTTCTTTTTCTATCTCTGTATCTATATCTTTCTCTATATCTATATCTCCGTTACGCTTTGTTACATTGTTGTTACATTGTAACGCCAATTGATTCTCTCGAAACTTGCGAACCCTTCTGGCGCTTGCGGTTTCACTACCTACCATCTCAGGAACTTGCTCTAAAAAATAATCGCGGTCAGAGCTTCTAGTCAATAACCCTTTACTTTCCAAGAAAATCAAAGTAATTTTAATATCTTCGACATTCTCATCAATGACAAGAGCGATTTCTTCAGCTAGATTGTCAGCAAGTCCATCATAGTAGATGTGCCCGCCGTCTTCTAGGCTAATCAACATCATTTTGAGATAGATGATAGTATGCGTATCGCCACCTGCAATCTTACGAAGTAGTTTCATTTCTTTAGACTTGAAAAAATCCTGAGCTAGTTGAATCCAGTAGTATCGCTTGTTTTTAACTACCATTGATACCCTCCGTTTTAATCCACAAATGTTTCTTTTCGTGTCACGGGATCAATATCCACACGGCGACCTGTTTTAAAGTCGATAAACCCTTTTTCAACTTGCGGCGCTTGAAATTGAATCTTCTTTTTCTGTCTCATGGCCATTTTAAGCTTGATATTCAACATCAGCGATTCAATCAATACTACTGATACTAGTGTACCTACTGCGATAATTTGTAAATTGTTCATGTTTTTTATCCTCTTTTTGTGCTATAATATAGTCAAATAATTTTGCTAAGACCTTGTCCAGAAGCCTTTTAGTAAAGTTATTATATTTGATTAGAGAGCCATTCTTTGATGGCTCTTTTTGACCATTTCTTACCAGGTAATTCCTTTGGAAATCCCTTTAAGTAACGATAGTTGAGTGAAAATGTATCATAGTTGATGCCTAGAAAATCGCAGGTAGTGCTCACATCCATCAACTCTGGATAGTGATCACTATCTTTTTCTATTTCGACCAATCTTGTTAGTGTGTCCTTGATAATCGATTTAATCCAGTCAGATAGTGAAACTAGAACATTGTCCATCTTCTTCCCCTTTCTAGACTTCGTCAAATGAATTCAATTTCATGATTTTCATCTTGGTATTTGTGCTTGGCTCCCACGTCATCCAGTAGGCCAAGGCTGCATCTGCGAATTTTTTCGGTAGCAAGTCATAGCGACTAATGTTGAAGTGGTCTTTAAAGTCAATCTCAGCTTGTCTAAATACTGATTGAGCAAAAATCTTATCCGCATAAGCTGGACTATCAATACCACCAAGGCAAGCCACAACCCGAGCCTTGCGCTTCTTCAGTAGCGACTGAGCATAGCTTGGGTGAATCGGTTGCTCACTCTTGAGGTAGTCAATATCTTCCAACATAGTCGCCTGCTGTTCACGCAACTTCTTCTGACCAGTAAACAGAGCGATGAAAGCATCTTCATCCAAGTCCTCTCGGATAAATCCGCCTTGTTTTCTAATAGCTGGCAAGACCTCTGATGTCACCCAACGCTTGAACTCTTTTGCTTGAGGCAATTTGCTGGATAAAATGAGAGAGTAGAGACCAGATTCATTGATGATCAACATATCCTGTGTTCCACCACTAGTAGGGATGCCCTGTTTTAGGGCGTCCTCTTCATCAACATGAAGAGCAATCGCATTTCTAGCCTTGCTGTATCCTAGGATGTCTGCGACATCTTTCCCGACGAACCAAGGCTCGCCATCAATTGTCAAAGTACGGACTTCCTGCCCGTGAAAATTAAAAATTTCGTTCATAGTATTCCTTTCTACGCTCTCTCCTTTTGCTATAATATAAGCAGAAAGGAGGTGAGAATATGAAACAATTCATCAAAGATTGTTTTGATGAAAGTGATGAGAATGATTCAATCACAATCACTTTCTCAAATGGTGATAAAATTGACTTTTTCCAAATATATGATGATTGCTCTGACACTGCGAATCATATAGTTCTTGTCGAAGTTAAAACAGATTTTCGACATCTAGTCAATCTTGATTATGTAGTACACATTCGTTCAAATGCGTAATCTTTCAGCACCTAATTGTCATGATTAGGTGTTTTTTGTTGCATAGCACGTTTTCTGATAGCTTTCCTCAAACAATCAGCTAGGTGAAGCATATCAGGAATACTCCATCCCTTGATGGAAGCAATAGCCCCTAAAGCTTCATAATAGGTTTCTGTATGTGCCAAAACATCGTCAACCATATTTTCAAAATGTTTCTCAATGATTTCTTTGATGAGATCGTTATTTTGTTTCTTTTCGTTCATATCCTACTCTCCTAACTCAACCCAAGTTTCGTCAATTCCTAAAACGTCGCAAACTCGGTTTTTTAATTTGTCGCTACCTTTACCATATTTCAATAATTCTGAAATGGTAGGTTTCTTCACTCCACAAGCACGAGCAAGGTGTGTTTGTGTCATTCCTTCTGAATTCAGTTTATCCTTAACTAACCGAATCCATTTTTTATGTTGTTGGCTCATCCCTGACCTCCTTTTTAAAAAATTATCTAAAAAGTTAGCGAACTGCTTGACAAATTCTAAAACTAGTTTTAGAATATAGACATAGAGAAAAGACCTACTAAAAGTAAGGTTCTACCTAGAAAACGGACGCCAATCAGTTTTTGTTAGGCTTTATTTTTTAGTTGTCTTGTTCGCTAACTCTTTAGCTTACGAATACTATTTTAAAACTAGTTTTAGAATTTGTCAAGGTTTTTTATAACTAATTTTAAAATATTTTTTCGTAATGCTTAGAAAGGTTGAAATATCAATGTTCTTAGCATTCGACAGAATTAAAGAATTGGCTGATAAACAGAAAATTTCTTTAAATATTTTAGAAGAAAAGTTAGGATATAGTACAAATTATCTTTATAGTCTAAAAAAAGGTAACCCAAAATCTGACAGACTACAAGAAATAGCCGATTATTTTGGTGTTAGTACAGACTACTTATTAGGTCGTACCGAAAATCCTAATCTTGCAGATAGTCAGAATGATCCTGCTGTAGATAATCTCACAAAACAAGCCATTGTCCTTTTTCGTAAGGAAACTGAAGGTCTTTCAGACTCTCAAAAAGAGCGATTTAATACAGCTCTTGAAGGGTTGATGAAAACAGCAAGACAACTAATTCAAGACGACTCTAATTGGAAGTAGGTGATTTATTGGAATACAATCCATTGACAAGGGAACAGTATTTTAAATATCACAACAAGGCTTATCAAATATTAAGCCAAATTGAGAAAGAAACTGAAAGTATTAGTTACCATGATGTTATTAAATATTTTGAACAACGTTATCCAATTTTATTTAATTTCATTGACTACGACGAGATGAAAGAATACTATCCAGAATTACAAGACTATCAACCTACTGATAAAGATATTAAGTATAGAGGGTTGGTTTCTAATCAAACAGTCACATATACTGATAGAGTATTATGTGAAAGTTGTGCTGGATTGACTATACCTGATCTAGACCTAGAACGGTATATCATCTATATCAATCAACACACTAATACTAAAGGGCGTGTTATTTTTACAATATTGCACGAACTTAGCCACATATACTGTCATCTTGCTAACGCTCAGCATCAGCCTATCTATATGTCGCTTATGAGTAAAAATGCTAGCGAAAAGTACCCAGAAGAGCTGATTCTAATAGAAAAAGAGGCTGACACAGTCGCCTCAATCTTATACTTAACAGATGAACGACTAAGGAAAGCACTCATTACAAGAGAATCCTTTGAGTCTATACAATATGAAACTAACATCAGTAAGCCAGCTCTACACAATAGACTGATGAATTACTTGATTTATAACTTACAATATGCTGAAAGCTATGCCCTCAAACTCGTCTTGAATTACAGACAAGGTGGAGAGCAGATATTCAATATTTTAAGATTACATAAGAATATTTAGGAGGTGTATATTATGGTTTTTTGGTTTTTGTTGGCTCTACTATCAGCTTTCTTTCTCTATAAAAATATCAAACAAGGGAAAAAGGCTTGGAAAATACTATCTGGATTATTTCTATCCATCTCTCTACTCTTTCTATTAATAAGTACAGTAGGAAATAACAACGAAAAGAAAAAAGAAGCAGCTTTAGAAGATTATTATTCTATTTATGAAAATTATATCAAAGATAGAGATAGTGATATAGTTGACATTAAGGTTGAGAAAAAATCTGAAGAAATCAGAATAATCTATCCCAAATCTATTAATACCCTTAGTAGCTCAGATATGACTGAAAAATTTAAAAAACCATTGGCTCACTTACAAGTGACCTTTGATTCATGGAAAAAAACATCTGATTATGATTTCAAAGAAACCTACTATCCTCGCTTAGCTTTCTATGATGAGGATGGGAATGTAATTGCTACAACTAGCACATTACAAGGAAAAATTTACTTAAAATAACAAAAAAAGCCCCACAATCGCCCTCGCCAAAGTTTGATTGTGAAGCTTATCCTGTATAAAAATCAGCCATTAAAAAGGCCTCTTTTCTATACCCTATTTTACACCATGAAAGGGGTGATGTCAATATTCTCAATGTTTAGACCTTGTCCAGAAGCTGATAAACAAGGAGAATACAATGAAATATAATAAAACAAAATACCCAAATATCTATTACTATGAAACTGCAAAAGGCAAACGTTATTACATCAGACGCTCTTTCTATTTTCATGGTAAAAAGAAAGAGATTACTAAAAGTGGTCTCACAACCCTTCCACAAGCTCGTGCAGCCTTGACAGAGATTGAGCAACAAATCCAAGACCAAGAACTAGGTATCAATACGAATCTAACGCTTGATCAGTATTGGGATATCTATTCTGAAAAGAGATTGTCAACAGGGCGCTGGAATGATACTTCTTACTACCTCAATGACAATCTCTACAAGAACCATATCAAGCCAAAGTTTGGTTCTGCCATGCTTAAAAATTTGGATAGAAATGAGTATGAACTCTTTATCGCTGAAAAGTTGCAGAACCATACTAGATACACTGTCCAAACCCTCAATTCCAGCTTCATGGCATTTCTGAATGATGCCGTTAAAAATGGGAATCTGCTCTCAAATCGCTTGAAAGGTGTTTTCATCGGCCAGAGTGATATCCCTGCTGCTAACAAGAAAGTGACTCTCAAAGAGTTCAAGACCTGGATAGCAAAGGCAGAAGAAATCATGTCAAAACAATTCTACGCTCTAACCTATCTGACCATTTTTGGGTTAAGAAGAGGAGAAGTCTTTGGATTGCGCCCAATGGACGTCACTCAGAACGACAGCGGACGGGCTATACTGCATCTTAGAGATAGTCGAAGCAACCAGACCTTAGAAGGGAAAGGAGGGCTTAAAACGAAGGATTCAGAGCGATATGTCTGCCTTGATGATATCGGAACGGACCTTATCTATTATCTGATAGCTGAAGCTTCTAAGATTAAGCGAAAGTTAGGGATTATCAAGGAACAGCACAAGGATTATATAACTATCAACGAGAAAGGTGGTCTCATCAATCCAAACCAGCTAAATAGAAACTTCAATCTAGTGAATGAAGCAACGGGATTGCATGTAACACCTCACATGATGCGCCACTTCTTCACGACTCAAAGCATTATTGCAGGGGTTCCGCTTGAACAATTAAGCCAGGCGCTGGGGCATACAAAGGTTTATATGACGGATCGTTATAACCAAGTTGAGGACGAACTTGCTGAAGCGACAACCGACCTATTTCTTAGTCATATTCGCTAAAAAGTCCCCGCCACAACCTCAAAAAGTCCCCGCCAATTCCCCGACCAAAATCCGAAAAATACCGTAAAATATCGGAAAATTATTTTTAGAATAGTCCCAAAAAGCCTGAAATAGAGCCAAAAAACTCCACCAGTCCCGGTGGAGTTAAGGGAGATTATTATGAAAAAGAAAAGTTTAGGATATTTGTTACAACAAGTTAGGAGGTCTTCTTGTAACTGTCTATAGTATACCCGACCTATCTTAAACAAATCTTAAAAATCTCTTAGGACCAAACACTTTCTAAAATATTTGTTTGTTCACGACCAGGACCTACTGAGAAAGTAGAAATACGAACGCCAACCAACTCGCTCACACGACGAACATAGTTACGCGCATTCTCAGGAAGATCTTCCAAATTACGAACTCCGGTGATGTCTTCTGACCAACCTGGCAACTCTTCATAGATAGGCTTGCAACGTTTCAATTGCTCAAGACTAGCTGGATAGTAATCAATACGTTGACCATCCAGATCATAAGCCACACAGATTTTCACTGTATCCAAACCACTCAAAACATCGATAGAGTTCAATGAAAGGTTAGTAATACCAGAAACACGACGACTATGACGCATCACAACTGAGTCAAACCAACCCACTCGACGTGGACGACCAGTTGTAGTACCATATTCATGACCGACTTCACGAATACGTTCTCCCACTTCATCAAACAACTCAGTTGGGAAAGGACCATCTCCCACACGACTCGTATAAGCCTTACATACACCTACAACCTTGTCAATCTTGCTTGGACCAACACCTGAACCAATTGTCACACCACCGGCTACAGGGTTTGATGACGTAACGAATGGATAAGTACCTTGGTCTATATCTAGCATAACACCTTGTGCACCTTCAAAAAGCACACGTTTACCGTTATCAAGTGCATCATTCAAAATGACAGATGTATCCGTCACATACTTCTTGATTTGTTGACCATATTCATAATATTCCTCAAAAATATCATCAAAAGCAATCGCTTTACTGTCATACAATTTTTCAAAAAGACGATTCTTTTCAGCAAGGTTACGTTCTAAACGCTCACGGAAAATATCTTTATCTAAAAGATCTGCGATACGAATCCCAACACGAGCAGCCTTGTCCATATAAGCTGGACCAATTCCCTTTATTGTAGTCCCAATCTTATTGTCGCCCTTAGCCTCTTCTTGCAAACGGTCTAACTCAATATGATAAGGCAAAATAACATGCGCGCGATCAGAAATACGCAAGTTATCAGTTGTCACACCCTCCTCATGAAGATAGCTCAACTCTTTTACAAGAGATTTAGGATTTACAACCATACCATTCCCAATAACAGAGATTTTTTCAGGAAAGAAAATACCAGATGGAATCAAGTGCAACTTAAATTTCTTACCATCAATCACAATCGTGTGACCTGCATTATCACCACCTTGGTAACGTGCAATCACCTCTGCATTCGCTGAAAGGAAGTCTGTAATCTTCCCTTTACCTTCATCACCCCATTGGGTACCTACAACAACAACTGAAGTCATAATCTTGTCTGAGCCCTCAGGCTCTTCCTTTCTCACATACATGGCAGGAATCTCACCCGCAATTATATCTTACAATTTATTATAAGAAAAAATCGCCTTTTTATCAAGAAGAAACAATAGAAAGATTTGCTATTTCCAACTATTAAAAAATAATTTAGAAAAATAACCAGCTATTTGTTATTATCTTTCCATAAAAAAGTAGATTTGTTCGGAAATTTAATCAAACTGTCTCAACAAGAAATAAAACCCCGATTCATTATCATCTTTTCAAGATACAAACGATAAGCAACACGATAATGGTAAACGATAAAATCCCTACGACACCCAATGCCATATCGAACTAAATAATAAATCAAAAATTTAAAATGAAAATGTTCCCATTCCCAATTATTATCAAAGAAAGTAGCATACTCTTCTTCGATACTGTCATAAAAATCAGTCATCTGATCATAAATACTTTGTAGCAT